TGCCATAGAGGTCTACTAAGACACCTGACCGGAAATCATAGCCCATTCCTTCTGCTTCACCGAGGACATGATTCAATAGCAGGTCTTCACTCTTCCCGCTGTTCTTACACATCTGGCGAAAAGGGGCCTCACAGGCATTCTTTACAATTACCATTCCAATTGCTTGCTCTTCGTGGTCAGTTATAATCGTAATGGCTTGACTGGCTCTTAGCAGCGCCGTGCCACCACCGCCGATTACTCCCTCTTCCTGAGCAGATCTCACTGCCTCCAATGCATCCTCAATGCGATGCTTACGTTCGGTCATCTCTACCTGGGTTGCGCCGCCAACATGGACAACAGCAACACCTGAAGATAGTCGCACAATGCGACCTTGAATTCGTTCGCACTCGGCAAAGTCATCTGTGTTAGAGATCTCGGCTTTCAGGCTACCAATTCGTGTCTCGACTCCTTCGTAGTCGCAGTTGCCTCCAACAATAATAGTGCCGACCTTCGTGCTCTCAACAGACTTGGCAGAGCCAAGTTGTGCTAAGGTTGTGGTCTGTAGCTTCTGGCCTGATTCTCGGGTAATGAATGTCGCACCAGTTGATAAAGCGAGGTCGGAAAGCAAGTTCCGGCGCTCTTCTCCATAAAACGGGGCTTTGATACCGGCAATCTTCAAAGAGCCTCGCATTGCGTTCATAATCATTGCGGCAAGTGCCTGCCCCTCAAGGTCTTCAGCAACAATGATCAGGGGTCGAGACTCTCTTGAGACCAACTCAAGAATCGGAAGGATTTGTTCTACCTGGACAATCTTGTGATCAGTGACCAACACAAGCGGCTCTTCGTGATGCATAATGTTGCGGCGCTCATCGTTAATAAACGCAGAAGCACAGTAGCCAGCGGCAAAGCGGAAGCCCTCTGTAACATCTATAGAGGTTTCTAAAGACCGAGACTCTTCAATTGTGATAGAGCCATCTTGTCCAACTTTATCAACAGCCAGAGCAATGAGATCACCAATAGTCGAATCGTTGTTGGCTGAAATAGTAGCGATGTGTTTGATATCTTCAATGCTATTAACCGGTCTTGCCATCTCCGTAAGGTTTTTGTTGATTTCTGCAACTGTGGCATCTATTCCCCTTTGTAGTTCGATTGGCGAAACGCCGGCGACTATGTGCCGCTGTGCTTCGTTTAGGATCGCTCTCGCAAGAACAGTGGCAGTGGTTGTACCGTCTCCGGCGCTTGTGTTAGTTTCGTTTGCTGCTTGGCGAATAATCTGGGCGCCAGCGTTTTCGAAAGGATCGTCAAGTTGGACGAATTGAGCGCATGTGACTCCATCCTTGGTTGCAAAAGCAGGCTTGTCTTGCTCTTTGAGCAAAACAGTTCGACCCTTTGGTCCGAGAGTAGAAGAAACATAGTCTGCGAGAATGTTTGCTCCGTTTAGAATCTTCTGTCGTAGCTCTTCGTTGTTAGCGAAGACCATTTTGTTGTTCATGAGTCCTCCGTGTGTTGTTTATATTATAACCATTTCTAAGCTTTTGTCAAGCTTTATTCAAAGAATTCGCCCAATTTGTCCAATTCCTCTTTATCAAACCCCTTAGTCTTATCAATGGAATAGAGGCAAACATTCAATCTAGGCCCTTTTTTCTTACTTCTGTCTGCCTTGCGCTTAACATATTTAAACACACTGCCGGGATCATCAAACACAACCTCGGGAGTGTAAAACCTGTCCGCTATGTAAAACAAGTCAATGTCTGAGAACCTTCTTTTTAATTGCCCCTTGACTTCTTCTGAGCTTGCTGCCTTGCCTTTTCTGTAAAGTTCTCTAATCTTTTTTTGCGGACTATCTTCATCGTATTTTACAAAGCTTTTTGGCAATGTCGCTATTTGAATAAATTCTGCGTTACTGCCGAGCCTATGTTTTATTTCAATATCAACATAGGCATCGACAGAGCCATCAGGTGAGCGAAACCCTAAACTCAGATCGGGTCCGGGCTGTCCTGGTTTGGCGTTGTTAGCAAAATCAAAAAATTCTTTTTCATCAATCTCGGCATCACGAAAAGAAGCGAAAAGGTCTAATAGTTGCTTCTCTGATTTAGCGCCTCTGGTCGGCCCATCTGTCGAGCCTCTACCGATTTTCAGACCAGTCACCTTATCATCTTTAAATTTAAGATAAAGTTGAGCCGAATCTTCTTTGCTTTTAGGTCTTATCTTGACATAGTTTGAATCCCTGCCAGTCCCCAGTGCAAAGGGGGGGCTCATCAGCATTGTCTCTATCTTCTCAAAGTTTTTTTGAAGCCAATTTCTAGCCTTCTCTCTCCGGGGGCCGGTTAAGTGATTCTTTGCTTTTTCTAAATCTGCTCCTATTGGGAATCCCTCTTCAAGAACCTCGTTGAAGATCTCAAGCAAATTCAATAAACTATCAGACATAGCTACTCCTTACATTATTTCGTCGGCTAAACCATATTTGACCGCTTCTTCAGCATCAAGATAGATGTTAACCTTTTGATTAAGCAGCTTCTCTAATTTCTTGCGGGTGAACTTGGTGTTCTCTACCATAGCAGTGATGTAATCATCCTGAAGCTGTTGGATAGCTTCTAATTCATTCGCTAGGTTTGGAAGGATGCCGAAGTTACCTGCCGCCACATTGTGAATCATTATGCGACAATTCTTGCCAACCTTGCGCTTGCCCTTGGTTCCCCCTGCGAGGAGAAGAGTCCCAGCAGACATTACCTTGCCGACGCCAATGGTGTGAATCTCTGTTTCTTCTTTGACTGTTTCCATAACATCATAGAGGGCGAACATATCGTCTGCACTTCCTCCGTAGGTGTTGATAAAAAATTGGATGGGCTTAGACTCTTCCTTTTCCTTATCTCGCATCTTGTTAGTCTCGTTTAGATAGAGTAGAGCCTGTGTTAATTCAGCGATCTTCTCATCGTTCACGTCTGAATAAAGTCCGATAACTCGCAACTCTGGCTCTGGCGAACCACCAAGCATCTCACTGAGGCTGATGGGCTTCAAATTTTCTGTAGCAGGTGCGCTTTCGGCGACCGGCTTCTTTGATAACTTTTCTAGAATCTTTCCTATAATCTTTTTAATCATTTTCGGCTCCTGTTCTAAATAGAATTGCTAATTGTTTATTACTCTCTAAAAATCTCATAGCAGAGCGCCAATCAGTGTAAGGCATAGCTTTTCTGAAAATTCCAGAGTGTGCTAAGGCCAAATGCTTTACGGCTCCCTCTTTGAAGTTCAACATAATTTTCTCTTGAATCTGCTTTTCTGCTCTATAAGCTTCGTCGTCTCGGGTCAAACCTCTATCGCGCAGTGCGGATAGTTTAACGGTGTTGGCATAGCTAAATTCCTCTATACACTTAACCAAGATAGACAGTCCAACGATGTTTGACATTCGGACAATTGCCATTGATTGCCCTGCTGCGTTCCTAATAGAAATTAGAAAGCCGATTAGGCATCCGAGAGCCAAGCAAGTTATCGCTGTTAGAAAATACCAGAACATCAAACCTCCAAAAAAAATAATCACCTAGGATGGTTACCTAGATGATTATTATAACGGCTTATGAGAACTTGGTCAAGCTATTATTTTGAAGCAAGGCGACGGAAGATACGTTCGGCTAGCTTGTTCGCCATATCATCCTGCTTTTTCTCACGGAGAAGGCGTGCAGCAACGCGGCGAGCGACTTCTTGTACAATGTCTTCGTCGCTTTCCATCATTGGTTCTTCTGCTTCTTCGTCGTCATCGACATCCATCTCCATTCCTGCTTCGGGAGCGGCATCACCCACTGGATCACCACCTTCTTCGGCTTCAACTTCACCCCCCATTTCCATTTCCCCTTCACCGACCTCTACATCAGCGTCAAGGCCGAGTAGATCTGCGAGCTTGTCTACGATGTCCGCAAACTGCTCTTCTTTGCCGCCTTCCATCTCGCCCATCTCGGCGTCCATGTCAGCGCCCATGTCAGCGCCCATATCCATTTCCATGTCGCCGCTGGGCTCTTCACCCATCTCGGCGCCCATTTCCATTTCTTCTTCCTCGGCTTCCTGCATGTAATCATCACGCATACCAGGAACTTCCTCTTCTTCTTCGTCACGAGCGCCGGGCATATCGTATCCTATGCCGCCCATCTCTTTAAGAGGCTCGATGTTTGCCAGTTTCATGAACTGGCGGATTTCTGATTCTGTTAGTAGTGTTTTACGGGCCATTTTGTTTAGTTCTCCTTAAAAACTCAAAATAAATAGTGTTCAACTTGCCAATAAATCATAAATTTGTTCTTTGGAAAGTCTTTTCTGTAATTTAATTAGTGCCTTGTCTTGGATTTGTTTTATCCGCGCGAAAGAAAGACCTTCGCGCTTAGCAACATCTCTCAAGGCCATGGCACCATTCTGGTAGATTGAGATTAAAGAACAATTATATTCTTCTTTGTAATCAATGTTAAATCTACATCCTGAAGCGTCACAACTTTCTTTGTCTTTAAGACACTGCTGCGCGCAAACTAAAAGATCATTTTTATTCATAGGTCTGGAAACTCCTGTGCAATTAAGTCAAATAGGTTTTCTTTATCAGCTTCGTCTAAGAAACCAAAATCTTCAAGGATCTCTTGCCCCTTCTTTTTTAATTTGGCGCTCTTGCTAAAGCGTCCACGGCTCAGGATCTTATGCTTAAAGACATAATCATCTATAAAAGCTGTAATGTTCGGATCCTCTTCTATTACGCCGTCAATAACTGCTCTAAAAAGCATTGACATTGGGATTTTATTGTGTCGCAACCTAATGAGCAGCCGGGCATGGTCATCATCGGTAACTCTAAAACGAATGTCCTTGAGTTCTTGACCATAGTTATATTCTTTGTCCTTGGGCACTACCACTTCCTTGTGGTGATGTGCGTCCGGCTTTCGCCAAGTCCGGCATTGGTCTGACGGATAAATTCGGCTTTTGTTTGGAATTGTGTTATAGAGCGAGCGCCGGAGTAAGAGAGGCCAGACCGAATGCCGCGCTTGAGATCTTCAAGGATGTTTGTCACTTTGCCACGATAAGGAACAGTAGACGAAACACCCTCAAAAGACGAGTATTTTCCACGCCAATCAACCTGCGCTTCTTTTGAGGCCATTCCGCGATAGGTTTTGTATTTTATTCCCATCTCATCTGTGAACACCTCGCCGGGCGTCTCTCTTGTTCCTGCGAGAAGCGAACCAAGCATAACAGCATCAGCACCAGCGGCTATTGCTTTTACAATGTCGCCAGCGTTACGAATGCCCCCATCAGCAATAATAGCTACATCCCGGTCAGTCTTGGCACAATCAAAGATTGTTTGGAGGCCCGGCTTACCATGGCCTGTCTGAATTCTGGTAGAACAAATAGATCCTCCCCCAATGTTACAACGAACCGAGTTGGCACCCCAATCAGCAAGAGCGTTGATGCCCGAAAGGGTGGCCACATTTCCAGCCATGATATGGATGTTACCGCCGAAAGTTTTTCTTAGGTTCTCAAGGGCTTCTTTCGTCATTATGTGATGTCCGTGGGCAACATCAACACAGAGAAAGCGACAGCCTTGTTCCAGTGCAGCATGGGCGCGTTCAAGATAGTCTCCAGAAACACCAATGGCGCCCCCTATATTGGTAGCACCCATAGAGAAGGCCCTACCGATCATTCCAGATTGTGTTTCTATGCTACAATACCTGTGAATAACGGCAGTTCCGCCAGCCGAATGCATAGACCTAGCCATGAATTCTTCAGAGATTGTGTCCATCGGCGATGAAACAATCGGAAACTCAAGAAAGAGGTTGTTCCCAAGGTCAGTTGAGATGTCCACTTCAGATCGAGAGCGGATATCGGAACACTTCGGAACGAGGAGGACATCATCGTATGTTAGTGCTTCTTTCATCTTTGTTCCTGTTGTTGTTGATAAACTGTCTGATGCCCGTCTGATGATACCAAGTTTCTTTATGGGGCTTCTTGGGTTCTTCCAAGAAGCGAATAACCGGCCTTATCCCACCGGTCTTCACAAAGCATACGGCAGGCACACCTTCAAAGCCATATTTTTTCTCAAGGCCATCCCCGTCTTCCATGTTGAAAGCGTAGAAATGAACTCCGTCATAGTCTTCAGCAATGTCAACGAACACCGGCTTTAGTGCATGGCACAGGTGGCAGTTTGAGCCATAGAGTTTGATTACCACCTCGTGAGGGGCCTTTACTGCGCCGCTTAGAATCTGTTCTAGATTGCGGCGATTTATTCTTTTAACTTCCATCTTCGTATCCTTCTATAATGCGGTCGAGATACCAACGTGCTTTCTTTAAGTCTTCAAGGGCTTCTGCCTTGTGTTGGTGCCTCGCAACATATTTTACCACGTTGCCGGAGTTAAAGTCAAGTCCCCAGTCTTCGATAGCATCAATTACTTCTATGTTGCCTTGATTGTAATGCGACGGGTTATTCACGGCTTCGCGGGCAGCGATGCCCTCTAAACCCAGTTTCAGTGTCCATAGGTAGTCGTTGGCTACTTCTTCGGTGCCGATTGGGTCTTCAATTGCGTTTGGGTCTATTAAATTATTCATCCAGTCTCTCCTGATGGGCATCCATCACCTCCTTGGTTTTTTCGATGCATTGCGGGCAAAATAGGCTTACCTGCGTTGGATTCTCTCGGACAACAACTCGCCAAGTCATTGCGTGTTCTTTACTTTTTTTGTCGAAAGGTGCTTCGCAAGCCGAGCAGTTGTCCGGCCTGTGGCCGAAGGTGGAAATTTTTTGGGCAAGTTTTTCGTTGCCTTTGTTCTTCTTTTTGAGCCTGCGGCGGGATGCTCTATTCACGGACGCTCCATTCCTGTGATGCGTGGTCCGTTGAATGAAGTCTGGCGGAATACGATTACTGCTGATGGGAATGGTGCGGAGTTGGTTTCGTCACCAAACTTGATGCGCCCTCGCACAAAGCGAATCTCATCTGCCTTCATCACATAGTCGTGCCAATATTTGGTGTCAGTGCGGGCTGGGATTAACATCACGACAGTGGTGGCGCTCTTCTGCCCTTCTTCGTAAGCCTTGCGGACCCACTCTTTCAGGGCGCGGCCATAGGGCGGATTTAGAAAAACTGTGTTACCTGACCAATCCTGAGACAGGCTATCGTCCGCCTCTGTGAAATGGTTTTTCACCTTATAATTGTTAGACGACGCGGCGGCGTCCAAAGTAAATGGCCCGAAGATGCTGTCAAGTTTGTCGAAGAAAGATTGGGGGGTTGCCCATTCGTTGCTTTGAGAGCTAAACATTACCTTCTGAGTGTTCTTGTTCATCTATCCTCCAAAAATTTGTGATTTAATGCGTGAAATGTTTCTATATGTATTCTTATAACCATTGTGAATTGATTCGTCAAGGATTATCTTTGAATAAACAATCTGAGCGATGGCGTCATTTATGAAGTCTTTGGCAACTTCGTTGCGAGGACCAGAAATAATGCCTCTTACAAACGGAATGTCGTAGTTGAAGACAGCAACAATCTGTAGTTTGTCTCCAACAAGACGCTCCTCAACATCCCACATAAAGTTTGTCTCTCCGAGCGGTTTAAGATCGATGTTGAACAGGCCGCTTGTGAAACTGACTGATGTTGTTGTGACTGTTGTGGTAGGTGAGGGTGGAAATTTTGGCGCGGAAACAATGCTGACGATTTTCTCCCTTTCCTTGTGAACTGCGGGGGGCCTTGGCTTTTGCTCTGCTAATGCCGCCTCTCTTGTGTTTATGTAGGAAGAAAAGTTTCTTGGCAGCTTTTCCCTTAGCCCTTCCAAGCCAGTAAGGATTTTGGTGTGCTGCGAGAGCGGCACGAAAACCTCCGTGGATGTCGGAGCGGATTCAATTGTCTTCTTTATCTCATTTACAAGACCAGATTGAAAAAAGAAAGCGCGACGGAAGCCTCTGTCAATCGCTTGATTGGGACTAATTGTCTTCATCGGAGTCATTCTCAGGTAATCGTCAAGCTTATTGTCACACCACAACACTATTTGGTACTCTGACATGGCAGGATCTGTGATCCCTGGAATACCCATTGAATAGCCACTTGCGATGATTCTATCGTTTCTCACAATAGTTAACCCAGAGTTCATCTTTTCGTTGTCTCTTAGTAAGAAGGAGATCTTGAATTCCAAATCACCAAGCTTTACAACCTTCTTGTCAAACTCAGGGTTCAAGGCCCTGCCAAGTGGGTTCAAGAAGTCAACCTTGTTTCCATTCAGCGTTACATCTATATTTTTCTTTTTAAAATTTATAGCGTAAGTTCTTGAAACAAACACCTGAAGGTGTCCCAGATCGACATCAGAGAACTTCTCTTTCAATTTGGGAATAATTATCGTTGTACCGCTTGACGACTCTGAGGCTTTGTGTTCATTCCATTTGTTTTGATAACTCTCGAAATCCTCGTCACCTTGCGGAATAGATTTGATTTCGTATTGCCAGTTGTCATTGGGCTCGGCTTTTCCCCAAGTGAAGTTACCATCTTGTAGAGACAGGACTGTTGTCCCGTCACCTAGAAAACTGGTCGCCGACTTGAATCCATAACCAAACTTGCCTGTTTCACCCTCAGAGTGTTCGTTTCTCTTGATGCGGAACATCGACACCATAGTTTCTATATTCAGGCCGGCGCCGTCGTCGCTAATTATGATTTGATGTGGCTCACAAACAATCTTAACAGTCGTTGTGTTGCCGTATTCTCCAGAGTTGTCAATCAACTCGGACAAAGCAGTGTTCTTGTCCGGGTATATTCCTAAAGCCCCATAGAGGGCTTCCTTCTCTGGTGGTGCTGCTTCTGTTAAAATTGTTTGTGCCATCTCTTATCCTCCTGTGCTGCCCAGTGCTCCATCGCCTCTTTTTGAGATTGAGATCCCATCATCATACAAATCGTTATCGGGATTCTCCATTGCACGGAAAGGAACAACTGGGATCATAACTAGTTGTGCGATCTTGTCTCCGTGATAAATGTCCTGACTGCGAGAGCCAACATTGTGCAGATTGATGAAGACCTCACCGTCATAGCCAGAATCAACTACGTGTGCGCCGACCACAAGTCCGCGCTTGGCGGCGATGCTGGAGCGGTTCATCACTTGTAGCATATAGCCGTGTGGGACACCAAATTTTAATCCTGTTGGGATGAGAATCGAGGAACTTGGAAGAATACTCTTGTAGTCTCCAATCTTGCCAAGATGGGCGAAAATGTCTAAGCCCGCGTCTGATGGATTTGAACGAGAAGGTGCTTTAACCTCCTCCTTTACTTTGTGATATTCAATGATCACACCTCCTCCTTCGGGCCGCCTGAGAGCATCTGGAAATTGTCGTAGACTTCTTCAATGTCAATCTTGTCCTTGAACAATCGCCAAGCCTTCACAGCCGCACGGATCTCGTCGGTGTTAAGCCAACCCTGCTCACGGAACTCCGTCCGTAGCTCTCGCTTCTGCTCCTTGTAAGGCTCGATGGCCTCTTCAATCGCGTTGAGTGACCGGATGTACTCCAGCACGTAGCGCTTCTTCTCTTCGGTTGATGTAGACATAGTGTCCTCCTTGTTATGTATGTAATGTAACCGGGTGATCGCCTGCTGTCAAGCGAGTTTTAGATTTTCTATTTGCAGATAATACTGAGTATCAACATCATACGAGTTCATGGTTGGGTTCTGCTGCTGTATTACATGCTTTAGATACTTTTCAAGTAACAATTGTATCTTGTTTCTTTTTTTCCACTCTGGGTGTCTTTCGTAAATGACTACTTCGTTTCGATGTCTGGCAGAAATCCAATTAAAGTCTGCTGGATGTAGATACAAATCTTGTGAGGTGGTTATTTTTAGATTTAAGGAGCGAGACAATGAAGCACTGGAGGGCTCAGTATCTTCGGTCTCTTCAGTATCGCAATCTTTTTCGATTTTTGTTCCACTAAACGAAGGATTTACGGACATTCCTCTGTCTATCTTTCGTATCAAAAGTTCCATATCTGAGATTTCTTCTGATGTTATAGAGCCAAGCTCTTCCTGTGTTACAGAGTTTAATCCAAAATTATCACGAGAATTAGAAACAAATTCTTTTAATTTTTCAATAAAGTTTTCGTCTGCATCAAAGCCCTTACTATGATGAACATTCTTTAATTCATCTGGTGACCAATGATTATCAAAGTCAACAGCAGAAGGATAAGATATTGAAATTACAAAAGAGCGATTTTTATAATCCTGTCCATATTCTGTAATCCACGGCTTACAACTCTTATCAGAGAAACTATAACACCCGCTACGATAGCCTGTGAATCCTTTTTGGGTAAAAAATCTTGTCAAAGGATGCGTCACCTTGTTTTGAGCCATCAAGGGTGTGTTTTTGTAAAAAGCTGTGGCCTTGATCCCTCTTTCTATTTCCAACTCAATTAGTTCTGAAATATATCCGTCCTTAAGAGCA